AGGTTCAGATATACTAATCAATAGAGAATTAATGCGACAGATGAATGTAAGTGTCAACCCTAATAGAACTTTCGTATTAAGTAAAAGATTAAGACCAATAGAAAAAAAAGGTAAACAAGATAAAGTTGGTTTTGAAAAGAAATAACATTGACATTTAAGTCAATGTGTGTTATATTATAAACAATAAGGAGTTATTATGTCAGATGTGAAAATATTAAGATTAACAACCGGCGAAGATGTGATCGCCAAAGTAACTAACAATTCAGATGGTGGAACAATTACACTTAAACAACCTTTTGTAATTATCCCTCATCAACAAGGTCCAGGTAAACCCGTTCAGTTAATGATGACCTTGTATAGTCCATACTCAAAACAAAATCAAGTAGAACTAAAAGACGCTAACATTATTTCTATTGTTGAACCAAAAGATGAAATACTTTCATCATATCAACAAAATACAAGTAGTATTGTTACTGCGCCAGGATTAATTACAGAATCTAAATTACCACAGATTTAATGATTACAGTAAACTTCAAACGAGGACAGGAAACCATTCCAGTCCAAGTTGACGAAGGTGTAACCATTATGGAAGCCGCTAGAGATTACGGTAATATATCAGAAGTACCTGGTGACTGTGGTGGTTGTTGCGCCTGTGCAACTTGTCATATTAAGATAGACGAAACTTGGATAGATAGAATTGGTAAACTTGATGAGAGTACAAGTGAAGGTGCTCTTATTGAATATGAAAAAGGCTTTGACCCTAGTGTAAGTAGATTAGGTTGCCAAATACAATTAAACAAAGAACACGATGGTTTAATCGTACATTTACTTGACAATTACAAAATTTAGTGTTATAATAAATTATGAACTTTTATAAAAATGTTATTGAACATAGAGGTAAGTTACTTGTTCGTGGTGTCCACGAGGGAAAAGAATACAAAGAAAAGATTGATTACAAACCAACTCTCTATGCCATCACACAAGAAGATACAGGGTTCAAAACATTAAAAGGTCAAAGTGTTAAACCAATTCAGTTTGGTAGCATATCAAAAGCAAGAGAGTTTAAAAAAAGTTATAATACAGATAACTCACCAATGTATGGTATGGACCGTTATCAGTATCAATATATTTCTGATGAGTTTCCTGATACAATAGAATTTTCAAAAGAAGCAATTAAGATATTTACAGTTGATATAGAATGTAGTGCGGAAAATGGTTTTCCTGATGTAGAAAATCCAACAGAAGAACTACTAGCAATCACAGTTAAAAATCAATCAAATAAACAAATCATAACTTGGGGTACAGGTGAGTTTAAAACAGATAGAACAGATGTCACTTATATAAGATGTAAGTCAGAAAAATCTTTGATTATGGAGTTTATGAAGTTTTGGATTAAAAACTATCCAGATGTAATCACAGGTTGGAATACAAAGTTTTTTGACATACCCTATTTGTTTAATCGTATTCGAACTTTAGTAGATGAGAAAGTTATTAAAAGATTTTCACCTTGGAATTTAGTTGAAAGAGAATCAATCGTAGTAAGAGGAAGACCACAAACTCATTATAACATCTTTGGTATTGTGATGTTAGATTATCTGGACCTTTATCAAAAATTTATTCCACAAAGACAAGAAAGTTATAAGTTAGATTATATTGGTAAAGTAGAACTTGGTACACAAAAAGATGAAAACCCATACGACACTTTTAGAGAATGGTATACAAAAGACTTTCAATCTTTTATTGATTATAATATTAAAGACGTTGAAATCGTTGATGGACTAGAAGATAAATTAAAATTAATTGAACTTGTATTAACAATGGCGTATGAAGCCAAGGTTAATTATAATGACGTATTCTCACAAGTAAGAATGTGGGATATGTTAATCTATAACTTCTTACGAAAAGACAATATTGTCATACCTCCAAAAGAAGACAATATTAAGGAAGACAAGTACGATGGCGCTTATGTTAAAGACCCTATAACAGGTATGCATAATTGGATAGTATCATTTGACATTAACTCTCTATATCCACACTTAATTATGCAGTATAACATTTCGCCAGAGAAAATCATTGGCGTAAAATCATCAGGCGTTTCGGTTGATAAGTTGTTAAGTCATGCGACACCATTAACACACTTAAAAACTGAAGGCGCTTGTATTACGCCAAATGGTGCAATGTTTAAAACAGATAGTCCTGGGTTTCTACCTAGACTTATGGAAAGTATGTACAACGATAGGGTTAAGTTTAAAACATTAGAGTTTCAAGCAAAACAAGAATATCAAAAAACAAAAGACTCTAAACTTACAAAAGAAATATCTCGTTGTCATAATATTCAATGGGCAAAGAAGATTGCTCTTAACTCGGCTTATGGTGCAATTGGTAATCAGTACTTTAGATACTATGATGTAAGACAAGCAACGGCGATAACTTCATCTGGTCAATTTGTAATTAGATTTATTGAAAAGAATGTAAATGAATATATGAATAATATATTAAAGACACACGATAAGATTGATTATATTGTGGCGTCAGATACAGATTCAATTTATCTTTGTTTAGATAAACTTGTTCAACAAGTATGTAAAGATAAAACTAGAGAACAGACTTTAAACTTTATTAACAAAGTTGTTAATGGTAGAATAGAACCATTTATTGATAAGTGTTTCGCAGAACTTGCTGATTATACAAACGCCATTGGTCAGAAAATGAAAATGAAACGAGAAGTCATTGCTGACAAAGGTATATGGACTGCGAAAAAAAGATATATGTTAAATGTATTAGATGAAGAAGGTATTACATTTGAAGAACCTAAATTAAAGATTATGGGTATCGAGGCTGTGAAGTCATCAACACCTGAAGTTTGTAGAGGTAGAATTAAAGAAGCAATCAAACTTATTATGACAAAAGATGAAGATACATTACAAACATTTGTATCTAAATTCAAAGATGAGTTTTATAGTATGTCAGCAGAACAAATATCTTTTCCAAGGTCTTGTAATAATCTTGCTAAATATAGACATAGTAATAATATTTTTATTAAAGGTACACCAATACACGTGAAAGGTGCTTTGATTTATAATCATCAAATAAAAGAATTTAAATTAAGTAGAAAGTATCCATTGATACAAGAAGGTGATAAGATTAAATTTATAAAGTTAATAGAAGCAAATCCATTTAAGTTTGATGTAATAAGTTATGTTACTAAACTTCCAAAAGAATTTAATTTAGACAAGTATATTGATTACGAAGTACAATTCCAAAAAACATTTTTAGATCCAATGAGTTTTATTTTAAACTCTATCGGCTGGACTTATGAAAAGAGAGCTAGTTTAGAAAGTTTTTTTGAATGATAACATCTATATTTTTATTATTAATAACTTTACATTGGGGTTTTGCGACTGGCGCAATACTTGCAATGAAAACAGACTGGAGTATACCTAGGTTTCTAATTATAGTTTTACTTTTTAGATACTTACTATTATCTTATGGTCTTTAATACAAACAACAAATATGGAGTGATATATGCGGATCCACCTTGGACGTTTAAAACGTATAGTAACAAAGGCAAAGATAGAAGTCCTGAAAAACATTATTCTTGTATGTCTATGGCTGACATTGTTTCTTTACCTGTTAGCAACCTTGCTCAGGACGATGCAGTCCTTTTAATGTGGGTTATTGATCCACTTTTAGATAAAGCATTTGAAGTGATTGATGCTTGGGGTTTCAAATATAAGACAGTAGGATTTACTTGGGCGAAAACGAATCGTAAGACAATGGGTTTCTTTACAGGTTTAGGATACTGGACAAGAGGTAATCCAGAGATGTGTTTATTAGCAACTAAAGGTAAACCAAAACGGCTAAATAAAAGTATACCACAATTGGTTGTAAGTGAAAGACAAGAACATAGTAGAAAGCCAGATATAGTTTACAATCATATAGAGAAGATGTTAAATGGACCTTACATTGAACTCTTTGCTCGTAGAAAACGAGATGGTTGGGATAGTTGGGGTAATGAAATATGATTATAGACTTGACATTAGCAGTATTATATGTTATATTAATATACGTTTTTATTACAATTTTATTAATGATGTGGAACAATGAATAATTATAAAAGATATACATTAAAAGATACATTAGAAAGTGAACAAAAAGCACTATTCAATGTACTATCTACTTTCGCTGGTGGTGGTGGTTCATCAACAGGTTATAGATTGGCAGGTGGTAAGATACTTGCAGTCAATGAATTTGTACCAGAAGCTCAAAATACGTATAGAGAAAATTATCCAAACACACTTATTATACCAGGCGATATTAAGAAGTTAAGTGGAAAAGATTTTATGATTAACACTGGACTAAAACCAGGTGAACTTGATTTACTCGATGGTTCGCCACCGTGTTCAGCGTTTAGTATGGCGGGTTCAGTATCACACGGTAAAGGTAATACTCACGCAGATGCTTTTGGTAAGAAAAAGAAATATAGTGATATTGAAGGTGTAGAAAATGTTGAAGATTTATTTTTTGAGTTTTTAAGAATAGCAGATGAACTAAAACCAAAAGTGATTATTGGTGAAAATGTTGAAGGTCTAACAATGGGTGAAGCAAAAGAATACTTCCATAGAATACAAAATACATTTGAAGAAATTGGTTATCTAGTTGTTGCTGATGTGTTGAACGCAAGTTACTTTGGTGTACCACAAGCTCGTAAAAGAACTTTCTTTATCGCTGTTAGAGAAGATGTTGCCGATAAGATTGGATTAAATTTTATGACAATGTATCAATTATATCCAGAACCAAATAAAGATCAAACTACTTTAGGTGAAGCTATTAATGATGTAGTAAATGAAGACCAAGAAGAACTAAATTTATTATTGGAAAAACTAGGTCCAGAAACTGCTGTAGGTAAAACTTTGGCAAAGATGCCTAGAGATCCTGATAAAGTATTAACTGGTATGGATTACCACGACAAAGGTCATCACTTTAATTTAAAAAGATGTAGTTTAAGAAAACCTAGTCCAACAATAACCGCAATGGGTAATTATCCTGGTGTCGCTGGTACTTGTCACCCATTAGAAGATAGAAAGTTTACTGTAAAAGAGTTAAAAAGAATTATGTCACTACCTGAAGATTTTAAATTAACAGGTCAACATAAACAACAATCAGAAAGAATTGGTCGTATGGTACCACCTCTTATGATGAAAGCACTTGCTGAAAGTG